CACAGATGGACTAGGAGATTATATGCAAGAAAAGGAGGTAGAAGTTTAGGACAAGCAATAAGTACAACACAAGCTATAAAACGTGGATTTAGACCAAAGGCAAATGATAGGTTAGTTTCTATTGCTCCTAAAAATATGGAATACGCAGGTTACACCAAGGAGTATTGGGATAAAATGGGATTTGAAAATTAACTTATGGCAACAGCATTATTTATTACACCAAAGGATTTGAAACAAAATTCGCTAATTGACGGAAACGTTGATACGGATAAGTTTATACAATTCATTAAAATAGCACAAGAAATACATATACAAAATTACTTAGGTTCTAAGTTATATGATAAGATAAGTGCAGATATTATAGCAGGAAGTTTAAGTGGTAATTATTTAACTTTAGTTACTGACTATATAAAAGATATGTTAATACATTTTGCTATGGTGGATTACCTACCTTTTTCGGCTTATCAAGTTGCTAATGGTGGAGTATTCAAACATAATAGCGAAAACAGTTCTAATGCAACAAAATCAGAAATAGATACACTTGCTGAAAAGCATAGACAATTTGCACAGTTTTATACTCGCAGATTTATTGATTATATGAATTTTAATAGTACTCTTTATCCAGAATACAGTTCTAATATTAATGACGATATGTATCCAGATAAGGAATCTAATTTTACTGGCTGGGTATTATGAATCACTTTATGAATAATGGAATAGAAATTTTAAAAGCAAAAAAAAATAGAAATAGTAAACCGAAACCTAAGAATGTTAATTTATTAAATGAATTTCTTAGTAAAATAAAGAATGTTAGAAACAACGACACAAGCAATATCAAACCAAAGCGTTAGGAGAGGAAACACTTCGGAAAAAATGTTCTTAAATTGGAGACATTTTCACGATGCAACCTCAACCTTTACACTATATGATACTGGATTATCAACAGATTTTCCATTTTCTTATGGTACGATACCTTTGCCTTTTAATTGTTACATACAAAGTGTTACTATAACTGCTAACAAATATCTTACATATGGTACACCTACTGGTACAAGTGCTACTATTTCTATATACAAAGGATTAAACACCTTAGTAACTACGAAAACTTTAACCTATACACCAAGTGAGGGTATGGTATTAGATTTTAATTTTGAGGAATCAGCTCCTATAAATGCTAATGAAAAAGCATCTTTACGTTTTCAAGCAAATGGCATTTGGGGTTATATGGCAACTTCTATTATAATAGTACAAAGATAATGAGCAAAAGTCCAGACATAGCGTTAATACCAAGCGGATATAAAGAATCGCCCTCTACACTATACACCATTCTTCCTAATGACGGAAGCCAAGATTTTGGAGTAATAAGGACTGGAAATGCAACAAGAGTTCGCAAGGACGGATTAATTGAGGAAGTAAGTTCAAATGTTCCAAGATTAGATTGGTTAAATACAAATTGTCCGTCTGTTTTAACAGAGGCTGAAAGAGTAAATAGATTAAGAAACTCAGAAGATTTATCAAATACATCATATTCCAAGGTTGGTATTACAGTAACAACAGACCAAATTATTTCCCCAAGTGGAGAATTAAATGCTGATAAAATAACAAGGACATCAACTTCTGCTAATTATGTTTCAAGTGGTGCTACCAAATCATCAGCAACACAAATGGACGTTAATTTTTCTTTATTTGTTAAACAAGGAGAGGGAGATTATTTTGCTATGAGGATGCAAGGTGCATACCCACAAAGAGGAGAAGCAATATATCAATTTAGTACAAACACAATAACTACAAGTATTCCAGGCACAAATCCTACAAATACCTTTTCTTTTATAAAGAAGAAAGTAGAAAATTATGGAAATGGTTGGTACAGATTATCTGTAACATTTAACACAGATGCAAATACAACTGTATCTGGTCTTTTTAGTCCAAGAAGTACAAGTGGAACTATTGATGCTAACGATACGTCATCAACTGCGTTTGCTTATGTATGGGGTTGTCAAATAGAGGAGGGTACTGGAGCAACAAGTTATATACCTACAACAAGTCAAATAGCAACAAGAAACTTAGACAATCTTGAATGTACAACTGCTTACACATTAGGAGAAAATGTTACTTTATTTTTTGATTTTGAAGCATATTCTTTTGACGGAAATTTTAAATCAACTTTTTTAATTAGAGATTCAGGTTTCCAAGATTTTTTTGATTTAATATCTTATGAAAGTGGAGGTCAATATTATTTTAGGTCAAGATTTAGTGTTGGAGGTCAAACAATATATTTAATAAATTTTGGAGAAATTTTGCTACCTTTTTATTCTAGAAATAAATTTGCAGTTAGAATTACTAATGGTCAATTATATGAAATATATGTTAATGGTGTAAGTGTTAAATCTGGCGATTTAGGTGGTGTAGCTAACATTTTAAAAGGAATTAATATACAAAACGATTTTGGTAATAGTACAGAAAGAGCTTCTACTAAACTATACGATTTTAGAGTTTACAATCAAGCATTAACAACAACCGAAGCATTAAATTTAACTATATGATAAAGATTGGCAAATATGAATTTGTGGACGAAACAAGTGCTATAAAAAAAATTAAAGCATTAGGTTATGATATTGATGAGGAAGAAAACGAACACCCTACACACTCACACGCAGTAATAAAAATAGGTAAAATAATTATTGAAGATGCTGAATATGATGATGAGGGTAGTATAATAAAAGAAGAAGTATTAAGCAACAAATATCACGTAGATGTTATGTGGAATGATTTAGAGGACCACCCTTATGGTTGGAAAAGTTATGCAGTAACTCCTATCGATAACGGAATACATACTTTTTACGGAATAGATTACGAAACAAATAAAATATAACTATGGGTTGGGGAAGCATATATGTAAAAACAGATTGGGGATTGGTACAAGAAAATGGTTGGGGAGGAGATTACTACAACTATAAATTTCCAGACCCTACTCCTTTCTTTGAATTATTAGCAGAAAACGGAGATTACTTATTAACGGAAAATAACATAAACATAACAACAGAATAATATAAAAAATGGCAAACAAGAAATTTAGTCAATTTGACTTAAAAACAAACTCGACAGATGTTCAATTTGTCGTTGGATATAATGGTACGGATAACGTACGAATAGCTCCGTCTAACTTAAGTAGTGGTGGTGCATCAGATTTAAACGGACTTAGTGATGTAAGCATAGATTTAACAAACGATAATGCTTTCTTTATCAATATACCAAGTGGAATATCTGGAGCAACTGGATGTTTATTTATTGGAGAAAATGCAGGAAATTCAGTAGTCGGCTCGCCTAAAAATATAGCTATTGGATTTGATTCCTTTAAAACTACAAGTGATAACGCAAGAGATAATAACGTTGTCATTGGATACGAGGCTTGTCAATTATCAACTTTGCAAGTTCAATACAATGTTTTTATAGGAAATCAAGCGGGAAAAAATTTATCGAATACTTATAGTAATGTCGCTATTGGATATCAAGCAATGTCTACTGGTTCAGGTTTTGACTCTGTCGCGGTTGGTTATAGAGCTGGTGCAAATGCTACTGGCTCGGCAATAACTGCCGTAGGCTGGCAAGCGGGTGATGGAGCAACTGGTGGAAACTTAACTGCTTTAGGTGGTTCGTTTTACGTTGGTGGAGCAGGAGCAGACGTAAGCGGAATTAGTTGTACTGCTATCGGTGGCGGTGCTTTACAAAATGCAACTGTTGAGGGTTGTACTGCGGTTGGATATACTGCAGGTAGAGCACACACAAGCGGAGTTGGTTCTACATATATAGGGTTTGAAAGTGGTTTAACTAATACGACTTCTGGATACAGAACAATGCTTGGTTGGAGGTCTGGGAGGTCTCATACTGGGCAGTTTTCAACTGGTATAGGTTATCAAGCTATGTCAATGGGAACTGGAATGTTAAATGTTGCGGTTGGGTCTAATGCAATGATGGCAAACGATGGGGCAAGAAGTACTGCCATAGGACACCAAGCAATGGTAAATTGTTCTGGTGCTGATGATTGTGTTGCAATAGGTCAAAGTGCTTTATCTGCAGCAAGTGCAGGAGATAGAAATGTTGCTATTGGTGTTAATGCAGGACAACAAACAACTGGAGTAGATAATGTTTTAGTTGGCTATGGAGCAGGAGACGATACTGGTGCTTGGAACAATACTATAATAATAGGTAAAGACGGAGCAACAAGTCCAATCGGACAAAGTAATTTTATTGTATTAGGTAATTCAAGTCATACAACTTTACAAATACCAGGTATTCAAAGTGGTGCAAGTAATGGCGATGTTTTAACTTACAATGCTTCTTTAGGTAAATTAGAATTAGCCGCTGCAGGTGGTGGTGGAGCATCTAGTTTAAATGGTCTTTCAGATTGTACTACTGTTGGAACTGGTAATGCTTTTATTGGTAATGTTCCATCTAATCTTAATAGTGCAAACGCTACTGAAAATGTTGTTATTGGAATAGATGCAGGAAATGCTATGGCAAATAATGACGGTAGTACTATAATAGGTTATCAAGCTGGTTATATAAATGTTTATAGTTATACAACCCAAATAGGTACGAGAGCGGGGAGAAATGTGAACTCAAGTCATAACACTTTCATTGGTTATGAAGCTGGGCAAGCCTTTGGGGTTAGTTCAACAGACGCGAAACAAAATACATTAATAGGTTATAGAGCTGGTAATATGATTCGAGGTTTAGCATATACTGGACAATATGCTTTTGGTTGCACATATTTAGGTCATCAAACTGGGAATGGAGCTGGAAATCTTACTGGAGAAAATCAAATTGTAATCGGTAGAAATGCCGCTCCGTCATCTGGAAGCGTTGATAATGAAATAACTTTAGGAGATTCAAATATTACTGCTTTACGTTGTGCAGTTACATCTATAACATCATTGTCTGACGAAAGAGATAAATCAGAAATAAAAGATTTAGAATATGGATTAGCTTTTATTGATGCTTTACAACCAAGAGAGTTTGTGTGGGATAATAGAGCAGAAACAAGAACAGAAGTTGATGAAGATAATAACGAAACAGAAGTAGAATTTTATTCAGCAAATAAAGGCAAAAAGGACTTTGGGTTTATAGCACAAGAAGTTCAAGAGTTAGACAACGATACTTTAAGATTAGTTTATTCAGAAAACGAAGATAAATTAGAATTAAGTTACGGAAAAATTGTGCCGATATTAGTAAAAGCAATACAAGAATTAAAAGAAGAAGTTGAATTATTAAAAGCAAAATAATGAGTATAATAATACCAGAACAAAACACTAAAATTAGGAGAAATACTATTACCGCTGAATTTTATGATGAGGAAATAAGAGAAGCAATTTTAGCACAAGTTGAAAAACAATTAGTTGATGTTAATGACGAGTTACAAACAGATAGTATTAAAAGACATTTTCTGTTTCTATTGGCTAACGATGTTTATAAAGATGCTTTAGATGCTGAAACTATTACAGAAATAGAATCACATCTGCCAAGCGACTATGAAGACGAATATGAAGATTTGCCAGAATAATTTGTATATTTACATAATAACTAAAAAAATTTAATTATGGAAATTACAAAAGAACAAATCGCTAAAGTAAACGCAATTATTAACACACTACCTATTGCAGTATTAGCACAAGCACAAGAAATTGTAAAAGTGTTAAATGAATCGGTGGAGAAAGAAGAAGAAAAGAAATAGTGGTAAGATTATTGAGGTGGATAGCTAATGGTTTAGAATCCTTTAATTTTTATCTTATATCGCTATGGAATAGATTTCTTGATAGAATGAAATTATGAGCTTAGAAGATTTAAAAATAGGGTTGTTCAATGGGATAGCCCTAAGTGTAAGTTTTACTGCGGTTGAAAATAGTTTAAAGGTTATATTACTTTTAGCTTCTATTGTCTATACGGTACAAAAAATTTATCAAAACAATGAGAAAAATAAATAAAATAATAGTCCATTGTACTGCCACCCAAGAGGGTAGAGATATAGGAGTTGAATGGTGTCGTAAGGTGCATTTACGAAAGGGTTGGAAAGATGTTGGCTATCATTTTGTTATTAGATTGGACGGAGAAGTAGAGGAGGGCAGACCAATAGAAATGTCTGGGGCTCACACTAAAGGACATAACTGGGATAGTATAGGTATTTGTTATGCAGGAGGAGTAGAAGCGAAAAAACAAAATGGTAAATGGATAGCTAAAGATACCAGAACAGAGGAACAAAAAGATTCTTTGGTTGATTTATTATGTCAATTAAAGGATTCATATCCTAAAGCTATTATATACGGACACAGAGATTTTTCTTCAAAGGCTTGTCCTAGTTTTGATGCTACAAAAGAATACGAAAACATAAGCAACAGATATTAATGCCAGATAAAAAAAAATTTAAAGACACCACATTAGGCAAGTTATTGTTAGGTGCTGCAAAAGTAATTAATCCAGCATTAGGAGAAGTGTTAGAGGGTGTCATATCTCCAACCGAAGCAATTAGTGAAATAACAAAGTCCAACATACCTACGGACGATAAAATTAAACTTCAACAACTTATCCACGACCAACAGAATAAGGAAATGGAAGAAGTTACCAGACGTTGGGTAAGTGATAACAAAACTGATAGTTATTTAACAAGGAACATAAGACCTTTAACATTAGCTTTTTTAACTTCTACTTTATTTATTTACATTATACTTGACAGTTCTGTTGAGGGATTTTCAATAGATTCAAATTGGATAGATTTATTATCATCATTACTATTATTAGTTTATGGAGGTTATTTTGGTATGCGTTCTGCTGAAAAAATAACAAAAAACTGGAAAAAGTAAACCTTTTTATAAAAATACTTGATTTTATCAGATATTTAATATAACTTGGATATTATAATATTTTAATATAAATTTTGCAGTTAGCAAAAAGGCAAAAATGTTATAAAATATAATTAAGCCATAAAACTATAATTATGAATTTTGATTTACAAATTAAACATTTAGGTAAAAAAGAATTAAAACACGATGCAGATAAAGATATGTATCATTTAACATTTAAGACCTATAATGCAGAAGTAACTGGTAAATTTGAAAGGTCAGAAATTCGTCATATTATACAAATACTCGACAATGTCATTATCTAATGGCAAGAAAACCAAAGCGTAGTACGTTAGTAAAAAAAGCTGACAATATTTTCTCTCAATATATTAGAAGACGATATGCAACCCATAGTGGTATAGCAGAATGTTTTACTTGTGGAAAAAAAGACCATTGGAAAAGTTTACAATGTGGTCATTTTATGAGCAGGAAACATTATTCTACTCGTTGGGACGAAACAAATTGCCAAGTACAATGTGCAGGTTGTAATGTGTTTAGGTATGGAGAGCAATATAAGTTTGGTAGAAATTTAGATATTGAATTAGGTACTGGTACTGCAAACGCATTAGAAACAAAAAGCCGACAAATATTAAAGTATAGTAATGTAGAAATTTTAGAATTAATTAATCATTACAAAAAAAAAGTTGCAGAGTTATAAAAAATTGTTATATTTGATTGTCTATTAAGTTATCTATTACTTGTTAAAAGGAGGTTTAAGCGAAAGTTTAGCCTCTTTTTTTGTTTTTATCATTTATTTTTAATATCTTTATAAAGATAGCAATGTAAAAATGACAACAATGGACGATTTATTAAGATTAAAACAAGCACAAATAGACTGCTTGCAAAAAGAAGTTTTTAAGTGTCAATCAGAGATTGAGGAACTTAAGGCAAAAATAGAAGTTGAACGACAAAATAACTTAATGTATGAAAACAGGTAAAGTAACAAGTATTAAAAGCGACGGAACTTATAAGGAACTTAACAAGTGGAAAGTAAATATCGACAATGGAGATAGTTTAACTTTTTTTAGTAAGGAGGGTTTTAGAAAAGAAGTAGGAGACACTATAAATTATGAAATCACAAACGAGAAATATAATATAGGTAAAATACAATCAGACAGACCTGCATTTGTTTCTAAAGATGATTTAATATTAAGACAAGTAGCTTTCAAAGGAGCTATTGAATTGGTAACACACGAATGTGCAACAATAAAAGATATTGAAAACTATACAAATGAATTTTATAAAATTTTAAAACAATGAAAAATAACGAATTAGTAAAAGGAATGTACGTCAAAGAGGGCGATGTTGAATGGGTAAAATTCAGAATGGAATTTGATGTCAAAGAATTTAGTCAAATGCTTATAAACCACAAAGACGTATTTGATGCAAATAAAGGAAAAGGAAGAATAGATGTTTGTTTAAGTAAAAGTGGAAAACTTTATGGAAGTTTAAGTACTTATAAACCACAACAAAAAACTACTCATAATGAACATATGAAATCCAGAGAGCTTGAAAGTGTAACAAAAACACACCTCGAAGAAACGGACTTGCCCTTTTAGTTTGGTTGACTAAGAGAATTAAAGGATGCTATTTTAGTGTCCTTTTTTTTATTCCATTTTTTTTAATCAAAATTTTTTAATACTTTTATACAAAGACAAGATATGATAATAGAATATGACAAAATTAAAGACAAATTAAAAGACATTAGGTCTGGAAAAATTAAAGAGGGAGAAAAAATTAACATAGATGAAATAGATGAGTACCTAAGATTTAAAGAGGGAAACTTTAATGTTATATTAGGACACGCAAATGTTGGTAAGACAACAGTTATTTTATATTTAATGTTAGTTTATGCAAAAAGGTTAGGAAAGAGGTGGTTAATATTTAGTAGTGAAAATGAGCCACATAGTTTGTTTAGAAAGTTAATTGAGTTTTTAGAACAAGAGCCAATTAATAGAATACAAGACAGTGATTTTGATAATCATATGGAATTTATTAACGAACATTTTAAAATAATTGATTCAAGTACGTTATATACATATAGAAGATTAATTGAATTAAGTAAAGCGGTTAAAGATGCTTGGGATTACCACGGATTATTAATAGACCCTTACAATAGTTTAATTAAAGACCCAGAATTAAGTAAAAGTATTGGTGGACACGAGTATGATTATCAAGCGACAACAGAAATAAGGTTGTTTGCTAAAAAAAATAATGTAACAGTTTGGTTAAACACACACGCTAATACAAATGCTTTGAGAATAAAACACCCATTAGGACACGAATATGTAGGACACCCAATACCACCATTAGCAGGAGACGTAGAGGGAGGTGGAAAGTTTGTAAATAGAGCTGATGATTTTTTAGTAATACATAGATATATACAACACCCTACGGAATGGATGATAAATCATATCCATATTAGAAAAGTAAAAGAAATAGAAACTGGTGGAAGACCTACACCAATGGACGAGCCAATAAAATTAAGAAGTTTAATTGGTAATGTAGGATTTGAAATTAACGGAGTAAAGATACTTGACAAACCTTTAAAAGAGCAATCAACAATACCTTTTTAGAATATGAATGAAGTGCAGATTGATTTTATTTACATTGACGGAATTATATTTGGTTTTTTAACCTCAACATATGAAGAAGAAAATTACAATGAAATAATATTAGCACTTTCATTTTTTGGTTTAAGTATTAAATGGCGGTAGAAGTTTTAAGCATTATAGCAAAAAGCCATAAGAAATGGCTAAGAATATCCAAATCTTTTGGATTAACTAATGATGCAGAAGATTTAGTTCAAGATATGTATCTTAAAATTAATGACTGGAAAGGTAAGTATGATAGAACTTTAATGTTTAATGAAACTGAAATTAATACTTATTTTATTTTTAAGGTATTAAGAAACTTATTTTTAGATAAGACACGAAAAAAAAACAAAACAACTCGGTTCGAGAATACTTTTTATGAACCATCAATATCAGACATATCATACGAACATAAGGAGCAATTAGAATTAATTAATAATGAAATAAAATCTTGGCACTTATATGATAGAAAAGTATATGAACTTATTTATTTAGAGGGATATAGTATGTTAGAGTTAAGCAAACAAACTGGCATTGATTATTATTCTATTTACAGAACAAAAAACAAAATAGAAAAAAATTTGAAAGGCAGAATAAAGAAATGAATTTTAATAATGACTTCAAATATGACTTAAAGGTAGGACAGATAAAAGAAAAAGAATTATCTGATATTCTTGCTAATAAGAAAATAGAAGTTAAATATGATTTAAAAGCATTAAAAACTAACAATGTGTTTGTTGAATATGAATCCAGAAATAAAAAATCTGGTATATCTACCTCACAAGCTGAATACTATTGTTTTGCATTTGGAGAAACATTACATTTGATACCAACAAAAATATTAAAAGAAAAGTGTAGAAAATATATTGATACTGACAGAGATGTCAAAGGAGGAGATAATAATACCTCAAAAGGAATACTTTTACCATTAAATGAAATATTATGAAATTAGGAGATATAGTATATTACTTTACTTACTACACTGGTATAAGGTGGCTTTGGAAAAAAATAAATCCTAATTGCGGTTGTGATAAACGCAGAGAGGAATGGAATGACATAGAAATTAATTTATCTGATAAATGGAAAAAATCGACCAAATAGATTGGTATAATTTTATTAATAGAAATTCAAATAAAGTTACAAGGAACGAATACCTAATGATATGTCAATTACATTCAAAGTATTATAAGCATAGTTATTATGAACCTTGCACTTGCAGGAAGACGACAATCAAGCAATGGATAGCTCAAATCAACGATATATATGAGCCGAATACAAAAAACTAATGAATTAGAAAAAGCATTAGTAGTTTTACTAAATACATTTGATGATTGGAAATTAGAATGGGTAGGCGACCTTAATTTGTGCTATGATGCAAAAGGTTATACTCCTAAAGGTTTGAAGTGTGTAGTAGAGTTTAAAATTAGAAACAAATATTACGAAAGCAAATTACTCGAAAAAAAAAAGTATGATGCTTTAATGAAACTTCCTAACGATATTGTTAAGATTTATTTTGTATCTGACCCCAAAGGTAACTATTGGTTTTGGTTAGATAAACTTAATGATATGAAAGTGTTGGAAAAAAAGTGCCCTACTACTACACATTGGGGTGGCAAAAAAATAAACAAAGAGATATATTTACTTTCAGAAGATTTAGCAAGTATTGTAACTATTAATTAAATTATTTTGATAACTATATAATTTATCTTATATTTATATTATATTAATCAATAAAAAATAGATATGTTAATAGATAGATTAAAAGGAGAGCATAAGGATAAGTTGTCTTATGAAGCGGTAAAGTACCCAGCACTTGTAGAGGATTTAGAAGATGCTTTATGTGAATTAGAATATGTAGGAGATATGACTTGGAAAACTTGGGGGTTAGCAAAGTTGTTGATGCCTTATTTAGAACACCCATTTGATATGTTTTATGAAAGTGTTGAGGACGTGAATTATAATAAAGAAAGAGCACTAAAAGATAATACCGAAAGATGAATAAGAAGATAGAAAACTTAAAGGACTTAGAATATTACTCTGATTTACAATATTTAAGCTCTACTGTATTAGATGCAATTAAGAATAAACCAAGTGAACAACTTAGTAAAATGGCAGAAACAATTAATAATATTCATTTATATGTTGTTGATATGCGATTAGAAAAAACTATGTATAATCAAAGTATGTTTGATTCTCGCAATGAAAAGAATAGAGCTATTGCCAGAGCCAGAAAGGCTGAAGAAAAAATAGAAGAATTAGAAGTAAAATTAAAAAAATTTAATATCTTTAAACAAATATAAATATGGATTATTGGGACGAACCAGACGAAATAACTTATTGTAGAACTTGCGAAACAGAAACTAACGGAGAAACTTATTGCTCCAGAAATTGTTATAATTATGACCTTGAATAAAATAACTTTATTAGACGATAAAGAATACATTAAAGATGATTTAATTAAAAAAATGTATGACGATGAATATTACTATGGAGAATTAAATAAAATTGCTTTAAGTAGCAGTAGTATTAAAATGTTATATGATAGTCCTAAGAAATATTATTACATTACTAAATATGGTAATAAATCTTCACAAGGATTAAGAGACGGTTGGTTGTTACATTGTTTATTGTTAGAACCAGAAAAGTTTCACGAACAAATATTTGTAGATGTACAAAGTAAAAATACCAAAAAGTATAAAGAAGCAGTAGAAGAACACGGAACAGTATATACTGCAAAAGAAAAATCAGATGCAGAACGATTAGCAGATGCTATACTAAAGAATGAAAGTGCTTTAAGGTTATTACAAGATAGTCAATTTGAGGTGCCAATCATTGGAGAGGTAATGGGTATGCCCTTTCGTGGCAAAGCTGATATACTAAGCAACAATGGTAGTATTTGCGACATTAAGACTTGTGCTGATATAAAAGCGTTTCCATATAGTGCAAAAAAATATGGTTACGATGTTCAAGTATATTTGTATTGTAATCTATTTGGTGTACAGTATTTTGATTTTAAATTTTTAGTAATAGATAAAGCAAGTTTAGATGTAGGCATTTGGGATTGTAGCGAGGAATTTTATTTAAGTGGAGAACAAAAAGTAAGACAAGGAATAGACACTTATGTAGAGTACTTCTTAAAACAAGAGGTAGAAGTAAATGATTATGTAATAACTGGAACTTTATGAAAAATATTAAAAAATTAGTAAAAATATTTGAAGCTGAATTTGGTTTTGATATTTTAAAGAAAACGCGAAAAAGAAAATATGTAGAAGCAAGAGCAACTTTAATTTACTATTTATACACATTTGAAAAAATAAGTTTATTAGGTATTTCAAGGTTAATTCACAATCATTGTGGTTGGAAAATAAATCACGCAACTATATTTCATTCAATTAAATTACAACCAGTATATTGTAAGTATAATCCAAAGTTAGATGATGTGTTAAAAGCAGTATTAGGTCATTTCAATAATGATAGAGATAAGATACAATATATTAAAAACACAGTACCGAGATTGTCAAGTGATAAGGTAAGTAATATACATAACAACGTACTGTTAGAGTATGAAAAACAAGTGATTGAGGACTTACAAGAATTAGAGGAATCAAAAATTAATTAAATTTATCGTTATATAGTTATGGAAATAGAAAAACTATCTATATCAGAAATCGTACTGAATCCAGATAATCCAAGAATCATTAAAGATTATAAGTTCTCTAAACTTGTGAAAAGTATTAGGGAGTTTCCTCAAATGTTGGAAATAAGACCAATAGTAGTAAATGACAAGAATGTTATACTCGGTGGTAATATGAGATACAAGGCATCAATCGAAGCAGGTTTAAATGAAGTGTATATAGTAAGAGCCAATAACCTAACACAAGAACAACAAAGAGAGTTTGTTATAAAAGACAATGTAGGTTTCGGCGAATGGGATTGGGATTTATTAGGCAACCAGTATGAATACGACCAACTGGAAGATTGGGGATTAGATGCAATTAAACACGATTGGGACGATTTAGATTATATAGAAGAAGCAGAGAAAAAACAAGTAGCAGAAGACAAAATAGTTATATCATTAGACACAGAAAACGCAAAGATAAAATCTGAAATAACAGAAAAATTATCTAATTGGTTAAATGAAAACTATCTTGGGTGTGAAATCAAATGATACATATTTAAACATATTAATAAGTTATGCCTATGCAGGAAAAAGTAAAGGGTTTAACGACTTGGTGGTAAACGAAAGTTTAAAGGGCAACGTGAATGTAATGATAGATAGCGGTGCCTTTACTATTTACAATTCTAAAACAATAAGCAAACTTAACTTAGATAGCTACTGTGAATATTTAGAACACAATGCACACAAGGTGGAGAAGTATGTTATGTTAGATGTTGTTAAAGATGAAGCCAAAACAAAAAGTAATTATCAGACAATGTTAAAAAGAGGATTTAATCCTATGTTTGTTTTTACAGAATATGATAAGGATTGGAGTTATGTTAAAGAGGCAGTACAGAATCAGAAACATTTGTGTGTTGCAGGTGGTGTAACAAATAGGGGAGATTGGATGTTGAAAAGGTATCAAGATGTTTATTTAAAAACACAAGCTGATATTCACGCACTTGGTTTTGTACAATACAATGATATTTTTAGGGTGCCATTACATTCTGTTGATAGTAGTAGTTGGGTACAAGCATCACAAGTATATGGTATTATTTCATATTTTGATAATGGCATTAAAGGAATTGCCCACAGAGATATACTTCAAAGAAAAAAGAAGATACCTTTAAAATTAAAAATGATATTAGAAAAATTAAAAATTACTCCTAAAGAATTTAGTGATTTAGAAAACCATAAAGGTTCTAAAAGTATAGCTACAATAATTAATACAATGGCATATATTGAATATCAAAAGTATGCAAAGAGATTAGGTCTTAATTTATTTTTAGCAATAGCTAATTCCTTACAAGCTAATCAAATATTATACATAAATGAACACCTATGTAATGATACTTTAATATATGATAACTATAAAAAAGTAAAACTATGAAACGAATAATAGTAAATTTAAGAGTTGAGGGCACACACTTGTGGGAGAGTTGTCAAATAGAAGAAGTGCTTTATTTATCAAGCCTACACAGACATATGTTTTACATAAGGTTAGAAAAAGAAGTAACACACAATGACAGAGATATAGAAATAATAAAACTTAAACACGATATAATAGATTATTTAAAGATAGCTTATTATGATGAGGATTTAAGAACACATTGTTTTTGTGGCAAAAGTTGTGAGGATATAGCAGAGGACATTTTAAATACATTTAATGCTTATTCAGTTGAGGTATTAGAAGATAACGAAAACGGAGCAATAATTACAGAATGATACATTTTATACCATTAGAAAATTTAGAAGAAAGATATACTGTGTTAATGAATAACATAGTAAATAAAAGCGGAAAAGTAAAAAGCTATTATCCTAATAACTGGGAACAGAAACAAATATCAAAAGGAGAGTTTTTAGATATTGAAAGAACTATTGAATTTAAGGCAAGGCAATTACAAATGATAAGTCAAGCGTTTCAAAGAGGAGAAGTAAATAATGGCGATTGGTTTTTCTTTGCTGATATATTCTTTAGTGGTTTAGATGCAGTTAAATATATGGCAGAGCTACAAGATATAAATGTTAAAGTAGCGGCATTTAATCACGCAGGTAGAGCTGATAAGTTTGATTTCGTTCAAAAATTAAAGGCTTGGAGTAATGTTGTTGAAAGAGCTTGGCATTCAGTATGTGATATTATTTTTGTTGGCAGTCAGTTTCATAAAGAAAATGTTATGAATTATTTTATGATAGATGAGGATAAAATTAAGGTTACTGGTTGTGTTTGGAATAATGAAGAAGCATATAAAGTTTATCCAATAATTAATCCTAAAAAAGATGTGGTAATTTTTCCACACAGAATGGCAAAAGAAAAAGGTGTGTCTGATTTTTTAAAAATTGTTGAAGCTATGCCAGAAAAAGATTTTCTTATTACCTCATCTTCTAACAAAGATTGTGGATATGAATTACCTATTAACGCAACATATTTAAACAATCTAACAAAGGCAGAATATTATTCTCTACTATCTGATTCTAAATATTATTTATCTACTGCATATCAAGAAACATTTGGTTATACCTTGCGAGAAGCCTTAATATATAATTGTAGAGTAGTTGTGCCTAATGCTTTGTGTTATCCAGAAATGTTACCAGAAAAATGTTTATTTGAAAGAGAGGATATAGAAACAATAAAAAAATATTTATCTGATGATTATAAGATAGATGAAAGGTATAAGAATTTATATAATAATAGTTTTGAAAATATGTTAAATTATTTAATATGAAAATAGAAAAAAAATATTACTTCTATGCAGGACACAGAAACAAAGAAGCAGGAATAAAATGTGGAAGACCTCACGGACACACCTATGATGTTACTTGTACATTTGAATTTGATACTATGACAAATGGAGTAACAATGTTATTTAGTGATATTGATAAAAATGTAGAGCCAATAATAAAAGAGTACGACCACCATTTTTTATTAAGTCAAGACGACCCTTTGGTAGAGTTGTTAGAATTAGCAGGAGAAGAATATAAAGTTGTTCCTTTTGAAACAAGTGCAGAGAATATGGCAATATGGTTGTTTAATAGAATAAGAAACGAAGCTAAAATGCCAATAGTTAAAATAGAATTTGCAGAAACAAAATCAAGTAAGGTTATATATGAGCAACCAATTAGTAGGTAGAATAGAAGATTATAATAAAAACTTACCTATTGTAGAAGTTTATACTGCAGTACAATCCGAGGGTTCAAGGGCAGGTTTTCCAACCATAGTAATAAGAACAACTGGTTGCACTCATAGATGTTACTTTGGGGAGGGGGGTTGGTGCGACTCTTGGTACACAAGTATCCACCCAGAGAAAGGACAATATAATTTTAATGATATAATAAAAGCATATAAGAATAATCCACACATAAAAGAAATGATGCTTACTGGTGGTAGTCCGACAATGCACAAAAAATTAGTAAATGAATTAACACACTTTGCTTATGATAATAAAATTTTTATCACTATTGAAACGGAGGGCTCACACTTTATCGCCACAGATTATCCTATTAATTTGTTATCTATTAGTCCTAAGTTTAGCAATAGCGTTCCAGTACTTGGCGTAGAAACTCCACAAGGAAATATTACAGACGAAAGAATGATAAAGCAACATAACAAACTTAGATTAAATTATGATGCGATTAAAAAAAGTATAGAGTATCATTCCGACTATCATATTAAACCAGTATGGGACGGATTAGATTCAAAAGCATTAACAGAAATATTAATGTGCATAAGTACTTTAAACGTGCCAAAAGACAAAGTATGGTTTATGCCTGCAGGCGATACAAGAAAAGCATTATATAAATCTTATCCTCGTTTATTTAATTGGGTAAGGGATAATGGATATAGAATGACTTGGCGACCACACATTATTGCATTTGAAGATAAAAGGGAAGTATGACAAACCAAGAAGCATTACAAATAGTATTAGAAATAGAAGAAAATTTAAACGAATGTTGTGCAATAACAATGGAGCCAGACGAGGTATTGGTATTAATAGACAAACTAAAAAACTGGTTAATTAATAAAGATAAAAAATGACAGAAACAATTAAACACTTATTTGGATTATGTGGCGAAAGTCATATAAACATTTACACATTTATTCTACTAATTATAATTTTAAAATATGGAGTTCGTTCATTGGGAAGAAGTTTTTTCAAGGCTAAATAAAATAACAAACGATTACAATAAAGACACCAAATACTATGGAGTACCAAGAGGTGGTGTAATAGTTGCAGGACTAACTGGAAACCCAACAAATAACATTGAAGAAGCAGATGTAATTATTGATGACCTTATTGATAGTGGTAAAACAATGGAGAGATATGCAAAACATAACAAACCATTTATAGCATTAATTGATAAAAGATTTGAAAAGAAAGATGATTGGTTAGTGTTTCCTTGGGAATCTAAAGAGCAAGACACAACCGAAACAGTAGAGGATAATGTGAGAAGATTACTACAATACTTTGGTGAAGATGTAAATAGAGAGGGTTTATTAGACACACCTAAAAGATACATTAAGTTCTTTACAGAGTTTTTAAATCCACCAGATTGGACTTGTACGAGTTTTGAGGGAGAGGGATATGATGAAATGATAGTGCAAACTGGAATACCTTTTCATAGTTTATGTGAACACCACATAGCTCCATTCTTTGGTACTGGAACAATAGCTTATCTTCCTAATAAAAGAATAGTAGGATTAAGTAAATTGGCAAGAACATTAGAAACATTTGCCAGACGATTACAGAATCAAGAAAGAATCACAACACAAGTTGCAGAGTTTCTTTGGGAGGAGTTAGACCCAATAGGAGTAGCGGTACAATTAACTGCAAAACATATGTGTATGGAAATGCGAGGAGTTAAGAAGCACGACACAAATACAACCACAACTAAATTGTTAGGTAAGTTTAAAACAGACCCAACAGTAAGAGCAGAATTTTTAAATAGTATTAGAAGATGACCGAACAAACCGAACACAATAAAAAAGGAGTACTAATTGCATTGGAGAAATCATTTGGTGTAGTAACAACTGCTTGTAAAAATGCACAAATAAGTAGAACACAATTTTACCAATGGTGTAAAGACGATGAGGAGTTTAAGAAACAAGTAGATGATATACAAAACATTGCTTTAGATATGGCAGAGAGCCAGTTGCATAAACAGATACTGGAGGGTAGCACAAGTGCAACAATATTCTATTTAAAAACCAAAGGAAAGAAAAGAGGTTATGTTGAAAGATTGGAACATACTGGGTTTGAGGGTACTAAATTATTTGACATTGAAATAGTTAGGAATGCCGAATCAGACAATAAAGAGTAATATAGTATATGAACACCTAACAAACAATGATAAAAAAATAATTGTTGAGCAGGGAGGTACTCGTAGTGGTAAAACTTATAACATACTGCTATGGATAATATATTATTACTGCACTAAAAATACTTCTAAAACTATAACAGTAGTTCGTAAAACCTTTCCGTCTGTGAGGGGAACTGTTATGAGAGATTTCTTTGATATACTCAAAAAGGGTGGACTATATTATGAGGAGTTACATTCAAAGAGTACACACGAATACTATCTAAATGGCAATATGATTGAGTTTATATCATTAGACCAACCAACTAAGATACGAGGTAGAAAAAGAGATTTACTATTTATTAATGAAGCCAACGAATTAAACTTTGAGGATTGGCAACAACTAATATTCCGTACCACAGAACAAATCATTATTGATTATAATCCGTCTGATGAATTCCATTGGATATATGATAAAGTATTAACAAGGGAAGATGTTGCCTTTTATCAAACAACTTATAGAGATAATCCTTTTTTAGAAAAGACATTAATAGAAGAAATAGAAAGGCTAAGAGATATTGATGAGAACTATTGGAGGGTATATGGCTTAGGAGAGCGTGGTAAGAGCCGCTCTCTTGTATTTAATTTTCAAATCGTACCCAATGTGCCACCAACTGCAAAACTAATCGGTAGAGGTCTTGATTTTGGTTTTAGCAATGACCCCTCTGCTTTGGTTGAAACTTATATTGAGGGAGACACTATGTACACAAGGGAGTTAATTTATCGTACTGGAATGACTAATCAAGATATAGGTAAGGAGTTACAAAGGATAGGATTGGATAGGAGAGATGAACTGTGGTGTGATTCAGCCGAGCCAAAAAGTATCGAGGAGATTCATAGAATGGGATTCAATACCAAACGAACATACAAAGGAGCAATTAATATTAGTATAGATATGATTAGAAGATATAAATTGTGTGTTACAGAGGACAGTATTAATATGATTAAAGAGCTTAGGAACTATAAATATATAGAGGACAAGAACGGACAATTAACTAACAAACCAATAGATGCTTTCAATCACACATTAGACGCACTTAGATATTCAATAGTAAATAAATTAGGCAAACCACAATATGGTAGGTACTTTATAAATTAACTATTTCTTGTTTTATTAAATAATTTTAATTATATTTAAGGTAAATAATAGATATGACACAACATTATGAAATTTTAGGATACGATTTCGAGATATATTATCGAGGGAAGTATTATGGCAGTATTAGAATGACAGAACCAGATAGAGAAACTTTTGGTTATTCTGGCAGGAGAGAATTTATCTTACCAGATGATTGGTCTTATAAAAAGAAGAAGCTAAAGAAAGGTACAAAGGTTATGACAGAATGTATTCCTCTTTGTGGTAAGCTATTAGGTAGCTTTAGAGATAAGATTAACACTTTAGAAAATAGTAAAGTTTATTTTAATTATAGATAATAAGATATGTTAGACAGATATAAACAAAATTTAAGAGTATTAGGCAATGAGGTATGGAGTTATAGTACGCACGTTGCCACAATAGACGGAAACAAACTACATCAATTAGGATATTGGAGTATGACAACACAGAAACATATTAATTATGTAGCCAAAGAGTATAATTTAAAATTAATTAAAGAATAGATATGAGAACACAA